GCGTATAACGTTATGAGGAAAATCTTGTTTCACTTGATCCTCCAATTGATTAAGTGTAAGAGGCCATCCTCTTGATCTTAGGTGATCGTTAAGAAGATAAAAAGTCCAGTGAAACTGTGGGCTACCATAGAGTTTAAACGACACCTGATCAGGTCTATCATTTTCTTGAATATTGTATGTACGATAAAAACTTACATTGTCTTTAATTTGATCAATGATATCTGAATAGCGAGAAATATCCTGAAATACTTCGTACGATAATTTTTCGCCACCTAAGTCTTTGTTATTACCAAAGTAGTATGCTGTTCTAGGAAAATTGCGAAAGTATAACATTAATAACCTCTTTCAATATCTTGTTTTGCTAGAGCGCGATACTCTTGGAATATCAAAGTCATATCTACTTCTGTTGGTTGACCATCGGCATGAAAAACCATTTGACTTCCATTATAATTTACTTGACAACTTCGAAGATATGCTAATTGTATCTTTGGAAATTTTGCCTGTGAATTTAAAAACTTAAAAGATATCTCAAACAAATTAGGAAATCTATATCCAGCAGGTATACCTTCAGCAATATTGATTGCTTCAGGATACATTTCTGTACGAAATGATTTAATAATACTTTCTACTTGAGAAGCTTCTGCTGCAGAAGTGGCTATAAATCTAAATTGAAAAGTAAATTGACGAATATTCGGTCTGTCAAATATCATCCTTGTACCAGGATTGACGCCGGTTTGCAGGGCAGTCGACGCTGCTGCTCTTAATCCTGCAGAAGGTATTTTTTGTGATATACGTGCTGCAGCAACATTTGCAGTATCTCTTGTAATTTGACCAGTTGCTAAATTAAAAACACTTTCTAATCCTTCAGCAACTGCATTTCCTATAGCTCCAAGTATTCCTGATCCGTTATTCATTGCAGCAGATGCAACTAATCCTCGCGTACCTAGATTTTCTTGATTGTATGATATATCATCATTTACAACAAGAGACTGTGGCATATAAATTCTAATCACTACTGGATTTACAGGATCCATCGTTTTTAATCCTGTTGCACCATCTCTACGAGGATTACGATCCTGTTTACTTGCTTCTTCAGCCTTTGCGCTAGCAACTCTATTCAGTTCGAATTGATTTACCGAACCGCGCTTTGCAGGTGGTCTATTTAATTCAAATTGATTTACCGAACCGGTAGGGGTATCTTCTGCTTCCGCATCATCAAAGTCACCATCATTATTGGTAGTAGTCGCAAAATCGCCTTCTTCAACTGTTTCTTGATCTTGAACAGCCTCACTTTTTGTAAGGGCATTCCACCCTTTTGTTATTAAAGGAGCATCATAATATTGCGCGTATTCAGCGGTATCAACTGTATATGCATCAACAGTTCGAACCTTAAATTGCATCATTGCCGGAAAATCTGCTGCACCATCTAAAGGATATTTGTATACTGTAGGTGCTGGGCTAAAATTTTCTTTTTGAATGGTTTCAGCTGACCTAGTAGCATTTTCATTTTTTACACTACCAAGACTTTGCACATTTTTTTCAGTATTATGTTGTTTCTTGTAAGCGGCGGTTGTGCCAAAATCACTGCTACCTGGTCCATCTTCTCGTGCCATTTTACTTCCTATAAATACAATTAGTAAATTACAACACTATTTATATCAAAAAATGGCATATTCTGGAAAGTACATACCAAAGAATCTAAAGAAATACAGAGGTGATCCTGATAAAGTAACATATCGTTCTCATTGGGAAAAGCTTTGTTTCTTGTGGTGTGATCGTAATGACGATATAAAACATTGGTCATCAGAAGAAACAGTCGTACCTTATTTTTGGGATATTGATAAAAGATACCATAGATATTTTGTAGATCTTAAGATTACATTTAACAACGGTCAAACAATACTTGTTGAAATAAAACCTGCCAAAGAAACAGAACCTCCTAAAAATGCCAATAAGAGTAAAAGATATATTGGCGAAGCAATGACATATGTAAAGAATATGAATAAGTGGGAAGCGGCTAATTCCTTTGCCAAAGATAGAGGATGGGAGTTTCAAATATGGACAGAGAACACTTTAAAGTCAATGGGTATTATGAAAGACCAAAAGGGTAAATTAAAGCCATTAAAACCATTAAAGCCATATCGAAAAAAGCCTAAGAAAAAGATATAAATAGTTGCATGAGTAACTTATTTGCAAAATTAGAATATGAAGCGTTTCGTGCTGGTGTTAATCCTCGTACAAAAGAGGCACAAGACTGGTTTCGGAAAAAAGCACAACAGATGCGAAGAGTAAATCGCAATGATTTGTTGCAAGATGAACAAGTGAAACTTGTGAATAGACAAAATCCTTTAATTGGATCTATGAATATGTTTTTCTATGATCCAAAACACAAGGAAACTCTGCCTTACTACGATAGATTTCCTTTAGCAATTATTGTGGGACCGGCAGAAAAAGGATTCTATGGTTTGAATCTACACTATTTGCCAAATGTATTAAGGGCTAAACTGCTTGATGCGCTACTTGATATTACAAATAATAATAAATACGATGAGTCTACTAGATTTCAAGTATCTTATAAATTATTACAAGCATCAAGCAAGATGAAATACTTCAAACCATGCTATAAGCATTATTTGACTGCACACGTAAAATCTAGACTTGCAAGAGTATCGGCTCCTGAATGGGAAATAGCAACATTCTTACCAACAGCTGATTTCGAAAAGTCATCTGCATCAAATGTATATACACAATCAAGGAAAGCAATATGAGTAGCATAGACCAAATTAAATCTCTTGCATCATCTAAACTCGGTTTTGCTCGAACCAACCAATTTTTAGTTGAGTTACCTACAAACTTTTCTGGTAGTGGTGGATTTCTTGGTTCACTTACTTCACTTCTTACAAGTGGTATCGGTCTTGGTTCTGGCGGTGGAGATCTTAACTTATTATGTTCATCAGCAACATTGCCCGGTAAACAAATATTAACACATGAACGTCGTATTGGTATGGAGTTTCAAAAGGTTGCATATGGTTATGCCGTTGACGATGTAGCATTAACTTTCTATGCACTTAATGATTATGGCACACGAAAGTATTTTGATGAGTGGAGAAAATATACACTTAACGAAAATGGACATATTGCAGGTTATAAGAAAGATTATGCAAAAGATGTAAAGATACATCAATTGCGCAAACCGATTAAGAATATCGGTACTTCGGCTGGACCGATTAAAATTAATATAGGACTAGGCGGTGGATCTGTTTATTCAGTAAGATTAAAAGATGCATTTCCTACAACAGTTCAGGCCGTTGAATTAAATAACGATATGGATGGACTTGTACAAATAAGTGTACAGTTATCATATACAAATTGGGAAACAACGTCAAGCGGACAAGGCTGGATTCAAGCTACTGGTGGACTAACTGGTGGATTAGGCAGCTTGACTAATTTTTTATCATAGGAGTAGAATATGGCGCTTCCGCGTTTGAATGAATCACCTCAGTATGAATTAACTATACCGTCAACACAAGAAGTAATACAATTTAGACCATTTCTTGTGAAAGAACAAAAAGTATTGTTAATGGCATTTGAAACAAAAGATAAAAAACAAATTCTTAATTCAATATTAGCTACAATAAAAGCATGTTGTACTAATATTGATGAAAAGAAACTTACATCATTTGATGTAGATTATGTTTTTACAAATATTAGAACTAAAGCTGTAGGTGAAACTACCACAATTGCAGTAAAATGTTCAGACGAATCATGCTTGCATTCAAACGAAGTAGTAGTAAATTTAGAGAATGCAGAACTAATAAATTTAAATGAATCTAATATTGTAAAAATTAATAATGACATTTCTCTTAAAATGAAATGGCCTTCTTACACTGAGATTATTAACAACAAAATTATTACTGAAGATAATTATTCAAATACTGAAATTGTATACGAAACAATTAAAATGTCAATTGATAGTATAATGACTGAAGATGAATTAATTTCGTTAAAAGATGAATCAAATGAAGAAATAGATCAATTTATAAATTCATTAACGACTAGTCAATTTAATGAAATTAATAAATTTATTTCAAATGCACCAACATTAAAATATGATGTTAAGTTTACATGCGAATCGTGCGGTAAAGAAAATCATAACGTATTGGAAGGTATTCAGGATTTTTTTTCTTAAACCTCTCTCATGATTCTTTAGAAAACTATTACAGAGTGAACTATCAACTAATGCAAAATTTTCAATACTCTTTAACAGAAATAGATTTAATGATACCTTGGGAGAGGGAAGTATATCTAACGTTACTTACAGAAGACTTAAAAGAAAAGAATGAACAAGCCCAAAGGGGATAGCAATGGCTACATTAGCTGATATTAACGAAACGTTACAATCTAATCAAAAGCTAGCTGAAGACACTAATAAAAATATTAGTGAAATGAAAGTTGGTATATTAGGTTTTTTTGATTTTGAAAAAAGAAAAAGACTTGATGATTTAGAAGCGTCAAGGGAAAAGAAAAATAATCAAGCCGCAGCTATATCTAGTGCTACACAAGAAGGTAAAAAAGATGGGGTTGACGGTGAATTTGGTTTTGGAAATATTGGAAATTTCTTAGGTGGTCTGGGTTTTGGTAAGTTGTTAAGTGGTGCTGGTAAACTCTTTTCATTAGCATTTCTAGCAAGAATATTTAAACGCGGTATTTTCGGTACTATAGCTGTAATGCTTGCAGATGAGATTGCAAGTGGTGTAAAGGCTTTGACTGGTTCGGATCTTGCTGGTGCGTTAACAGAAGCTGGAATTGTTGGTGGTGGCTTAGGAGCTATGTTTGGGCCTAAGGGAATTATAATTGGAGCAATGGCTGGAGTAATTACAACATCTGCAAAAGCTTTTGGTGATTATGTAGAAGAAGAACTGAAAAAGCAAGATATAGATTTTGCACCGATAATAGGAGAAGCAGCTGGCGCAACTACTAATATTGCAGGATTTGCTACAGTTGGAGGACTAGTCCTAGGACCATTGGGAGCAATAGCAGGTGCAATTATCGGTGGATCTGTTTCATTATTTCAAACATACCAAAGATACCAAAATGATCCAGAGTTTAAGAAACTTGTAGATGAAAAAGCTGCAAACATTAAAAAGAATGTTGAAGATAGTATAATAGCTGCAGGTAATTTTATATTAGATTCATTAGATAAAATTGCTCCAGATTTAATTACAACAAAAGATGAAAAAGATGCTTTCAGACAAGCAAAACCTGAACGAGCAAAATTACTCGATGAAACTCAAAAAGAAGTAAATATATTAGCCCGCAAAAAATTATATGAACCAGAATCATTTAGTGAAATTGATAGAAAAAAATTAACTGCATCAACAGCGTTGCTAAGTGAACTTCGAGCAGAACGTGATGCATTTCTTAATAGTGATAATAGAGATGCCATGCTTAGACGAGGATCCTCTCAAGGCGGAATGACTGCAGAACAAGCAGCTGAGGCATTTGGGGCAAAGACCACAAAGGCAGATATAAAAACTGCCGATGAAATAATAAAATTTGTAGCAGTTAAAAGAGATAAAGAAAGAAAAATTGATTCTTTTACTAGAGGCTTAAAAGGTAGAGCTTTGGAAAGTTCACTATCACGGCAATTTGGCATAAGTGATATGACTAAAATAAAAGAACTGGCTAAAGAAATGAATATGTCGCTTATAGACTATTTTGAAAAATATAGAACAGTTGGTGTAAATACAACACCACCAGCTGTTGTTGATGCTTCTGTTACTAATGTTGGAAGTGCAACCACCGCTCTCGTTGGATCAGGCACAAACTCATTTGACGCAAATAATCCATTAGTACGAAGAGCGATGGAAGCTGTTGTTCTTTAGTCTTCTTGTGCTAGTTTAGCAAAATAAGACATTGTATCATCATCACTTTGAAGATTAACTTCTTCAGCCGTGATTGGCTCAGCAACTTTATATTCAGGTTGCGGAGCTGGTGTATGCATTTGAGATTCTTGTCTCATAGTCGGTGCACCCATCGATGATTCCTCACCTAGAACTCGGGCTAATTTAGTTTTAAGTTCATCGTAGGTTTTATAGTTCTTTGCATCGTTGAATTCATTAAGATCATGCAATTGATTATACACTGCTTCTAGCTTAGCTTCATCTGACTCATAAAGAGCAGTTCCACTAGCAAACTCAGATTTATCATAGTTACGATAACCTTCGACCTGACGAATTTTAAGTTTGAAGTTAGCACCATCCCAGAAATCAAATGGATTGATTGCTTTTTCATCAGCGAATGATGGTTGCATAACATCCATAATCTTATCAAAGATTTTCTTACCAAACTTATAGAGTACAACACGACCTTGATTATGAGGTGCAGATGGATCTTCTACTACTAATGCATTAACTACGTAATGCAAACGCCGCTTTTGTGCACGTGCGGTTTCTTTATCGGCTTCAATCCCAGAATTCCAGAGTCTGGAGTTGAGTTCGCCAACAGGGTCAGGTTGACCAATCGATGTAAGACTATTTTCGATATACCAAAGACCGGTTGGTCCTTTGAATCCATGATCCCAGTATCTGACCCATGGTAGTTCTGAACCTTCTGCGGCTGGTAAGAAACGTAAGACTGCATATCCATTACCTGCCTTGTCTACGGTTGGTTTCCAGATACGCTCATCATCATAGTTTTTCTTTTCACCACCACCGACTGCTTCGGCTGCTTTTACGAGTTGTGAGATATCTGTACCGCGATTGCGTTTAAGTGATTCGAATGACATATTTATTTTTTCCTTGTATAGCTGAAATATGATTAATTATAACACAGTATTGCTGTAATGTAAATCTATATATATTCATCTTATTCGAATAAAGCTGAATCAATAGAATTTGTTTTAGGTAGGAAGTTGAGGTTCATTGCTTCTGCCTCAAGCTTCCCTTTGATGATAGGTGATATGAACTTATTGACATCTACTGGATCAATATCATTCTTATCACATAGATAGAGGATGGCATCCATGTAACTGATATGCATATCAACCACCGCTTTCTCTATCAATTGCGTGAATTTACTTTTGTTGAGAAAGTCACTCATTTATCTAATACCCTTAATAAGATTGTATCACTACCTAATCTACCATTTGGTATACTAGTTTTAGTAGTAAGTGTTTTCCATTCCTTATCAATTTGATTTGGTGTCTTACCCAAGACGATAGGAAGGAAAGCGTCAGGCTTTCTGAGTTTTACCGTCCGACTATTTACTTTATCAATATTCTTGATAGAGGTGCCAGAGATCTCAAATCCTTTTACGTCCTGAGTAATATATTCCGTCAATGCACGTGTCTTAGTATTAAACGTGTATAGACGGGTACCACCTACAATTTTAATAGGAGGTATTGACACTAGCTTAAATTCAGTATCTTCTTTCTTATACTGAACTTTAGCCACTTGTTTATCTGCAGCTTTTGGTTGCTTTACCCGCGTTGCACGAGTAGCTTTTGCTGCAGAACGGATGCGATCACAGTCAGCCAACATATCTTGGCAAGCTTTAATCCTCCGATTGAGTTCTGGTCTTTTCAAATGTGCATATCCTTCTACTGCATCTTCGCAGCGTTTGTGATATGCATCTTCATAATCAAGTAACCAGCCTTCAATTACTTGTCTTACTGATGCAACAGCTGCACCGGTAAGACCATGTCTTTTAAATTCCTGATAGATATCAAGTTCAGCTTTTTCACCATCAATCCATTTATCTTCAAGATCAAGAAGATCTTGCATAATAGTATTACTAATCTTCTTTTGCAAACGTTGCATCGGTGAAAGAGATACTACAGTAGCAGAGTCTTTGAGCTTTGCTTGCTTTTCAAAGTAGATATCTTTACCTGACTCTACAAGCGTCATCACGTACTTGTATAGACCTTCAGCATACTTACTAGATTTTTCGTCTAGCTTAAGTCCACTGTTAATCCAAAAAGCGGTAGCACAATAGTGAGTGAAGATATAGAACTTATATTCAGGATTTGACAGGGCAAACTTTTGATTTTTAGAATCAACGTTTGATTTAATATAAGACTTGAGCGTATTAATAAGATCTTTACGATCAACTTCTATATGAAAGTAATATTTTACAGCATCGAAGCCTTTGTCAATTGGTGCACCAGCAAGACCGGTTCTAGCACGTGCTCTGACTTTAGCTTTTTTACGTTTTACCATAGGCATAAGAATTCTCCTCTTTTTTCATTCTTTATATATTCTATCACAGTTTCACGCAAATGTACACAGTTAATTTCACTATTTGTGAAAATAGTTGGAGCCAGGTTAAGCTGGTCCAAAGTTAGTGTATGTCTATACATCAACTGCACCAGATTTAGCGTCTCATATTTGCGATGTCAATTGCATCCTTAGAATCTTTACGGACAGGTACCATATTTGATTTATGAAGAGTACCAATGCCAGCGAGCTCATCACCAGTATATTGATTAGCTTTACGCTTACCTTCTACCTTCATGATGAGATCGCTGGTGGGCACTGTCTCGGTTACGGTATAATCTGGAAGGTCAGCTTTCCAGCGACTACCCTTTTGATAGCCCAAAGACTTGAGGAGCTTTGCTGTTTCAGCTTCAGCTTGAAGTACAGCTTGCGTCTTTTTACGGGCTTTTCTCTTACGAGAAGAAAGCGTAGTCATACCGCGAACGAGGTGCATAGTCATGATCTTTTATATCCCTTCCTTGTCATATCGTTGATGCGTTCTTGCAAATACTGACGAACAATCTTTTGAATTTGATCATACTGACCATCAGTAATTGATTTCATACGCTCCAGCTCACCTTCGAATACACGAACTGCCATCATACGATCACTAGATAAGTTTTCCATTATACTATTCTATCACAGTTTCCTCTGTTTGTACACCGTTAATTGCATCTACAAGCACTTTTGCCTCTTCTAATTCAGCAGTTTTTTGTGCTTTCACGTTGTCATCAAGTTCTTTGAATGCACGAGTTTCACGTAGCTTTTCAAGCAAGACTTCATTCTGTGCTATACGTGTCTTAATAACACTATTAGCAACCGCGTTCTTGTACTCCAGAAGTACGTATGCACGATACTGTGTACCATTTTGTACGATCTGATTCTCTTTGACAGTATAACCTGCAACATCTGCATCTGCAATCAGATTACGAGTTACCTGTTCAAAGTTATTTTGAACAGTGGCATCAAAGTCCGATGATCCCAATTTTGTTTTAAACAACTTCATTTGAGAACGAATACGACTATCAACACGATCGGCAAGAGTAGTCTTAGCTGATAGTACTGCAATGTCAACCGCTAACTGAAGATCTGGCGTGACTGCAGTACCGACTGCATATACGGCATCTTCTTCCTTAGGAATGTTTGTATACCAATTTGGCATATTATCAATTTGCTTTTCAACTTGAGCTGATTGATATTCAAACATTTGTTGCGACATTAATGTCTCTGGTGGGGTTTTATCACAAGCTGCCACAGCTGCGACGAGAGGAATAAACGCTAACCTTTTCATTTTATACTCCATTCAAAACTGCGACAATATTATCGCGCATACCAGAAGTAACAAACCAATTCATAACTTCTGGGTTGTATGTTACTAGCATTGCACCAGCAATCATACCTAATACAAATTTAATCATTATAAAATTCCCATACTGACCAATGTACTGAAGAGGTGAGTAACTCCATTACCTTCTTCTTCCACACCAAATAAAAACTCACCTACTGATCTGTTTTTGGCGGGTATTTCTTTCTCAATGATTATAGTTTTTGGCGGTGATTTGCAATCATATCGTTTAATATCATCGACTATACTACCATCTTTAAAAAACGTTCTTTGAGAATAGAAACAATCTTGTGCCTGTGCACTAGTTCCAATCGTTATCCATAGCAACAGTATCGCGCATCTTTTCACCATAGTATTTCTCCGCATATTGTGGCGCATCTTGATAATGATTATGATTTTCATCGTATTGATTATGAATTTTAGAAACATAATCATTAAATTTTTTGCGTTCCTTCTTATCTACTTCATCGACGTAACGTACTACACGTGCAGCACTAGCAGCTAGCCTTGCGCGTCTTGCTTTGATTTTTTCAAATCTTTCAGCAGCTTCGCGAATGGCTAGCATACGCTCTTCTTGAGTAGAATTCTTAGTAATAACATAATTTGACATTTTTAGCTCCTCAGCTGTTTTTAATCTTGTATATATTCTATCACAGTTTCACGCAAATGTACACAGTTAATTTGCATTAAAGTGATTTTTTTTTATGCAGCGTGTGCTGACCAATATTCATCCCAAAGATTATAGACCCATTCATCCTGCTCTGGTCCGCTCAAGTGCATAATATTAACAAAGCACTTATCTTCGACAAGTTTCCAGTTAAGAGCATCTGCTGATTCGCATTCTTCTATACGAGCCAATACTGCATCTTCAAACTTTTCTTCACAATCCATAACGTAACTTGACATACCCATTATTTTTTCTCCTCAACATCAATTCCATAATATTCTTTTGGATCTACTTCAAATCGACCACATTCTGACAAATAAGGATTTTCAATCCAAATTCCTTCATACTCAAAACCTTCTGGCACTGCGTGACGATGTTCCATTAGCGCACCTCATAACCAAGATTATCATAAACCCAATCTTCACCGAGATCAGCAGCAAAAGCCATTACCACACCTTCGCGTGGATGTGTATCCATACGATCGATGAAATGACGTAGTGAGCCCATATGACCTTTGTTGAAACGATGCTTAGCTTCGATGACATCATTACGATCTTCGGCATACATTT